TCTCAAGGTATTATTGATTCAGATTACGTGGAAGAATCCAAGATAATGTTATTGAATATTTCTAGTGATCTTGGATACATATACCACGGTGATCGTGTTGCACAAGCGGAACTTGTACGATGCGAACAATACAATATTATGGAAACAACCGAACGGCCAACACAAAAGACGGATCGTAATGGCGGGTTTGGTTCCACAGGAGTTACACAATGACACGAGACGATCTTATTCGTAATCACGAAACCTTATGCAATGCTGCTCGTGAACTAATGAAAAAGAAGAACGCAGACTACGCAGGGCGAAACGGTGTAGAACCGTTTGCTAATTTTACCCGTGTAGAGTCTATGGGCATTTGCCCAACCGAAGTAGGTTTTCTTGTACGCGTAACCGACAAGATGAGCCGGTTGTCTTCTTTTATGGAAAGTGGCAAACTAGAAGTTGCCAATGAGTCTTTTGAGGATACAATAGTAGATGTAATCAACTACATGGTACTGTTGCACTCCTACCTAAAAGATAAGAAGCATGGCTGAATTTTACACCGCAGTTTACACTCTAGGCAATGATATTGCCGAAATTTATTACAAAGACGGCAAGCGGCACACTCGACGTGTGGCGTTTCAGCCGTCCCTGTTTGCTCCATCTCTAACCAAAAAGGCTCAGTGGCGTAGTCTTGAGGGGCTTCCCCTAGACGAGTGGAGTCCCGGATCTATCAGTGACTGTAAGGATACTATTGAGCAGTATTCCACCGTATCTAACTTCAAGATCTACGGTAATACAGACTGGTCTGCACAGTATATTGCCAAAACGTATCCGGGGGAAGTCCAGTACGACTACAAGCAGTTGCGTATCGGATTCTTAGATATTGAGACCGAATGCGAAGACGGATTCCCGTCCATTATCAATCCTAACGAGCGTATCAACGCCATTACCATTGAAACAGACGGTAAGCGTGTATCGTTTGCTCTCAATGAATTTGAGTTGCCCGGTGTGGAGTGCCACGTGTTTGGTGATGAGCGAGACATGCTCCGTTCGTTCTTGGAGTATTGGGAACTACACTATCCAGACATTATCACAGGCTGGAACATCAGGTTCTTTGATATTCCGTACATCTACGGACGTATTGCCAAACTGTTTGACGAGAAGACCGCCAAGCGGCTGTCGCCTCTCAGGCGGGTTCAAGAAAAGATTGTGAACCGTAAGGGTAAAGACCATACAGTATTTGATCTGCTGGGCGTGGCTACTTTAGACTACTACGAACTGTACATCAAGTTTACGTACACTAACCGTGAGTCGTACAGCCTGAACCATATTGCTAATGTAGAACTGGGCGAAGCCAAGCTAGACTATACGGAATACGACAGTATTCACGAGTTTTATACTAAAGACTTTCAAAAGTTCATGGAGTACAACTCTCACGACGTTACTCTGGTTCAAAAACTGGACAAGAAACTGAAACTGTTGGAACTGGTAGTGGCTCTGGCGTATAACGCCAAAGTTAATTTCACAGACACGTTCAGTCAGGTAAAGACGTGGGATTGTATCATCTACCACCATCTAGCTTCCAAAAAGATTGCTATTCCGCTAAAGCCTGAAGTGGAAGAAAAGGGCGAACAGTTTGAGGGAGCGTACGTGAAAGATCCACAAGTGGGCATGCACAAGTGGATCGTGTCTTTCGACTTGGATTCTCTGTATCCCCATCTTATCATGCAGTACAACATTTCGCCTGAAACCAAAGACAAGTTGGGCAAGCGAAACACCCTGAGTCCGGACTATATTTTGAATCCTGATTCGGAAGAAGCCGCCAAGCAATTTATTCGTTATCAAGACCACCAAGAATACGCACAGAAATACAACACTACTATTGCTGCCAACGGTGTGTACTTTACACGAGATCGTCAGGGATTCCTTCCTGAACTGATGGAAACCATGTACGAAGAGCGTAAACTGTACAAGGAAAAGATGTTGGACGCAAAACGTCAACTCAAGGCTCTGCCAGAATCTGCAACAGAAGAACGGTCTCGATTAGACTTTGAAATTACAAAGTACCACAACTTCCAGTTGGTTCGTAAGATTCAGCTAAACTCTGCTTTCGGTGCAGTCGGTAATCCGTATTTCCGGTATTACGATATTGATTGTGCGGAAGCCATTACAGTTTCCGGAAAACTGGCTATCCGTTGGATTGAACAAGAACTAAACAAGTACCTGAACAAACTGGTCGGAACTACGGATATGGATTTCGTGATTGCGTCTGATACCGATTCGGTGTACCTGTGTCTGGACAAGGTGGTTCAGAAAATTTTCACTAAACCAGCCACTGATGCAAAGATCACAGAAACGCTTGAAAAGTTGTGCAAAGACAAGATTGAGCCGTTTATTGGTTCTAGATACGAAGAACTGGCCCAGCGAGTAAACGCGTACGCCCAGAAGATGCGTATGAAGCGTGAGAGTATTTGCAGTAAAGGTATCTGGACTGCAAAGAAACGGTATATGCTTAACGTGATGATGGGCGAAGACGGAGTGCTACTTAAAGAGCCTGAACTCAAGATCATGGGCATTGAAACTGCACGTTCCAGTACACCACAGATTGTGCGTAAGGCTCTCAAGACCGCAATAGGTTTGATTATGAATCGTGGAGAGACTGCGGTTCGTGAGTTTGTTTGTACTTTCCGTAACGAATTTGATGCTGCTCCTGTGGACGATATTGCGTTTCCACGATCTGTTACAGGTATGGACAAGTACTCATGCAAGACTCATGTGTACAAGAAGTCTACACCTATTGCAGTTAAGGGATCTCTGCTGTTTAACCATTTCTTGACCAAAAACGGAATGGATAAAAAATACCGGTTGATTGGAGAAGCAGATAAAATTAAGTTTGTGTATCTGAAAGAACCTAATCCACTCTCTCATGTAAGTGGAAAAGAGCAAGTTATTTCGTTTGGGACACAAATTCCCAAAGAACTGCAACTAGATAAGTACGTGAACCGGGACCTACAATTTGAGAAATCTTTCAAAGATCCCTTGAAAACCATTTTAGATGTGCTACAATGGAGCATCGAAAACCAGCCGACGCTGGAAGACTTTTTTGTGTAAGGACGCACATATGATGAGCTTTTTTCTTTTTGTATTTTTAATTGTTATCGTGGTAGTTTGTGACAGACTAGAAAAGAAATGGAATGACGATGAATCTAAGTGAACTAATTAAAGAGTCGGGTAATCAGTATGCAGGTATGATTGAAGACGGTATTGAAGGCAGCGACATTCGTGGTTTTATTGACACGGGTTCGTATGCGTTCAATGCTCTAGTGTCTGGTTCGCTCTACGGCGGTATTGCAGACAACAAGATTATTGCACTGGCTGGCGAGTCTGCCACAGGCAAGACGTACTTCTCTATCGGCATGGTTCGTAAGTTTCTTGAAGACCGCAAGGACGGTATGGTGCTGTACTTTGATTCAGAACAGGCTGTCACATCAGACATGTTCCTGGATCGTGGTGTAGATCCCAAGCGTATTGCAGTATTCCCTGTAGCTACCATTGAGGAGTTCCGTGCTCAATTAATCAAGATTGTGGATAAGTATCTGGAACAAGAAGCAGACAAGCGTAAGCCTCTGATGGTGGTGCTGGATTCGCTGGGTATGTTGAGCACCAGCAAGGAAATGAACGACACTGCTGAAGGCAAGGAAGTGCGTGATATGACTCGTGCTCAGGTTATCAAGAGCACGTTCCGTGTGCTTACTCTGAAGCTTGGCAAGGCAGGCATTCCACTGGTAATGACTAATCACACCTACGATGTGGTGGGTTCGTACGTTCCAACCAAGGAGATGGGCGGTGGTAGCGGCCTCAAGTACGCTGCGTCTACGATTGTATACCTGTCCAAGAAGAAGGACAAGGACGCAGACGGTCAAGTGGTTGGTAATATTATCCACTGCAAACTGTACAAGAGTCGTCTCACCAAGGAAAACCAAATGGTGGATGTTCGTCTAAACTACGACAGTGGACTAAATCGTTACTACGGACTTCTTGACATTGCTCTAAAGCATGATATATTTAAGAAGGTGTCAACTCGTATTGAACTTCCCAACGGTGAGAAGGCGTTTGAGAAGAATATTAACGAAGAACCGGAAAAGTTCTTCACCGAGGATGTAATGAAGCGTCTTGAAGAAGCAGTAGCAAAGGAATTTAAGTACGGACAATGAAAGAGTTTGAATTTGTGCTTCTAGAAGCTCTTCTCTTTCGAGAAGACTTCTACAAGAAAGTTATTCCTTTTATCAAGATTGAGTACTTCCACAGGAAGCCAATCCAGATGTTGTACACATGTATTCACGATTTTGTGATGCAGTACAACGCTTGTCCGTCCAAGGATGCGGTAAGTATCTGTCTTGAGAAGCACAAAGGAATTGCTCAGAAGGAATACGATGAGTGCATTGAGATGCTGGAAGACTTTAACAAGAAGTCTGCAGACCAGCACAACTTGGAATGGTTGGTTACAGAAACTGAAAACTTCTGTAAGGAAAAGGCTCTGTACAACGGCATCATGGAGTCTATTCAGATTATTGACGGAAAATCCAAGGACAAGATCCGAACAGCTATTCCAAGTATTTTATCTGATGCTCTTGCAGTTAGTTTTGATACTAATATCGGTCACGATTACTTGGAAGATTCGGATCAACGATACGACTTTTATCATCGAATCGAAAAGCGGATTCCGTTTGATCTGGAGTTTTTCAACACCATCACCAACGGTGGAACTCCCATCAAGACCTTGAATATTGTGATGGCAGGTACAGGTGTAGGTAAGTCCTTGTTCCTGTGCCATCACGCTGCAAACTGTCTTGCACAGGGCATGAATGTGCTGTACATTACCTGTGAGATGGCAGAGGAGCGTATTGCTGAACGTATAGACGCTAATCTGCTAGACATTACACTAGACGCTCTTCGTGAACTTCCCAAGGAAGTGTACGAAAAGAAGATGAACACTCTGAAACAAACCGTTAAAGGCAAGATTATTATCAAGGAGTATCCCACGTCCAGTGCCAGTGTGAATCACTTCCGTGTGCTACTAGACGAACTAAATCTCAAGAAGAAGTTTAAGCCTGATGTGATAATCATCGATTACCTAAATATATGTGCATCCAGTCGCATGAAGCATAACGGTAACGTTAATTCTTACATGTACATCAAGGCTATTGCAGAAGAACTGCGAAGCCTTGCGGTTGAGTATGGAGTTCCTATCTGGTCTGCTACCCAAGTAAATCGTGTAGGATTTGCCAGCACCGATATCGGTCTGGAAGACACATCCGAATCGTTTGGTCTGCCTGCAACAGCTGACTTTATGTTTGCCTTGATCTCCACAGAGAAACTGGACGAGATGAACCAGATCATGGTGAAGCAGTTAAAGAACAGATACAACGATACTGCAATCAATCGTAAATTTATTGTGGGCATCAATCGTGCCAAGATGAAGCTGTTTGATGTGGAACAAACACAACTGGCTGATGCCAATCAAGAACCGGAAACAGAAGAACAAGAAGAAGTAAAGTTTACCAATAAGTGGGGCAAGAAAGATTTTTCAAAGTTTCGATCATGACTTTATTCATAGATAAAAAGTTTATCAACCTGATGTCTGGCCAACTAGAACGGTTTAGTTGGAAGAAAGATAATCTTGCTAACTGCAGGTGCCCCCTTTGCGGAGACTCTAGCAAGAATAAAGTTAAGGCTCGTGGTTTCTTCTTTGAGAAGAAAGGTGAATTCTTTTTTAAGTGCCATAACTGTAGCGTAGGATTGAATTTATATAACTTTATGAGTAAAGTTTCTCCAAACCTATGTAAAGAGTACAGCTTAGAAAAGTTTAAAGAGAAAGAAACACCAACACAAAGGGAAAAATCACCAATGCTATTCTCCAAGAAGCCTAAGAAGAAGTACACAATTGAACTTCCAACTGTTGCCGAACTTCCTCCTAATCACTTTTGCCGTCAGTTTGTGGAACTCCGAAAGATTCCGAAAGCAATGTGGAAGCACCTATACTACGCAGAAAATTTTGCACAATGGGCAAGCAGAATTAATAGAGATTCTGCAGAAGGTCTGGCCCACGAGCCACGTTTAGTTATTCCCATTCTTGATCGTAAAGGATATCTGGTTGGAGCACAAGGACGAATCTTAAAAGTTTCCACGGACCGTAACGCCCGTAAGAGTGTGCGTTACATCACCATTAAACCCGATGAACAAGAACACAAGTCTTGGTACGGTCTAGACAGATTAGACCCGACAGGAACCGTATATGTCGTGGAAGGTCCATTGGATTCACTGTTTATTCCAAACTGTGTTGCCACAGTGGGTATGAGCGATGTTTTTAATCTTCCCAAGGAACTCAAAGGTCGTTCTGTAGTTTACGTGATGGATAACGAACCGCGCAATCTGCAAGTTATCCAAACCATGGAAAAACTTGTTGATCAACATAAACGGGTTTGTGTGTGGCCTGATCACATTAAACATAAAGACGTTAACGATATGATTATGGACGGAATGGACAGCACTGAAATCCTAAATATTATTAACAGCAATTCGGCATCGGGTCTTGAAGCACAAATAAGGATCAACAAATGGAAGAAGATTTAACTCCAGACGAGCCAGAAGAAAAGAAAAAAGAATACGAAGAAATTGAAATTGACAGCGATAATCCTATATTTGTGTTTTGTTTTATGTTTATGGAGTATATTAAAGAAATAAATCCAGAATTATACGATAAAGCTCACCGATACGCACAAGACCATACCGATATTGATATTACAGACTTTGAAATTGGAGATTTCGAAGAGATAGAAGACGATGAAAGTGATGAAGAATCAGAGGATGAAAATTTTGATTATGAAGACGACGATTACTCACCAGAAAATTGATATTTTAGATAAAGGACACGTTGAATATGTCGATCATATGGGCTCAGATCTTACGGTTGTCAATGCTGCTAGAGTCTCATTTGCTAAAACCAGCGAATGGGAAACCACAGAAGACGGTGCATGTGTGTTATCACAAAAAGACCAACGACTTATTAAGTATTTGGCCAACCATAACCACTGGACACCCTTTGCACACCCGCAAATTACGCTTCGTATCAAAGCTCCAATTTTCGTAAGAACTCAACTTTTTAAACATAAAATTGGATTTACGGAGAACGAAATTTCGCGTCGTTATGTAACCAACGAACCGGAATTTTATGTTCCCGAATGGCGGTCTGCTCCCACCGATGGAGCCAAACAAGGCAGCAGTGATTTTATCACAGATTTGTACGTAAATGATCTGGATCGAATGTACACCCGAAACGCTTTAGAGTGTATAGACATCTACAAAGAATTATTAAAAGAAGGGGTTGCACCAGAGCAAGCACGTGCTATACTACCACAGGGTACCTATACCGAGTGGTGGTGGACAGGATCGCTCTCAGCGTACGCTCGCGTGTTTAAACAGCGAATAGACGCTCATGCCCAATGGGAAGTGCAGCAATATGCTGGGGCAATTGGAAAAATATTGGAACCGTTATTCCCCCATTCATGGGCAGTTCTAACGGCTAAATAAACTTACTCACTTTAACAAACAGGAGAAAATTAAATATGCATTTACCTACACCGTATCAAGAGTTCATTCATCTTTCACGTTATTCTCGTTGGCTTGAAACCGAAGGCCGTCGTGAATCGTGGGAAGAAACGGTGAACAGATACTTCGACCACTTCGATAAACATCTGAAGCAAAACACGAAGTGTAAGCTTGATAAGGAAACTCGTGAAGAACTTCGCCAAGCAGTTTTAAATCAAGAGGTCATGCCTTCAATGCGTTCACTGATGACCGCAGGAGAAGCACTAGACCGGGACAACACTGCTGGATACAATTGTTCGTATGTGGCCGTGAATCGTGTTCGCGCCTTTGATGAAATTCTTTACATTCTTATGTGTGGTACAGGTGTAGGTTTCTCTGTGGAGCGTCATTATGTTGATAAACTTCCTACAATCGCTGAAGAGTTTACTGATTCGGATACAACAATCGTTGTCCAAGACAGCAAGGCTGGTTGGGCTAAAGCTTACAAGGAACTTGTCTCCCTA